ATAGAACCTATGATGGCTGACTGCCCTAAAGAGCAAGTTAGGTGGCTGTGGTTTGTCGTAATACCGATGGGATTATCACAACTTGGTGTGGCGTTTGCTTTGATTAGGTTCGCGTTAAAGTGAAAAAACTTCACAAACAAGCTAAACAGCTAACAAAAGATGCTCAGGCTATTGAACGAATGATCTTTGAATATAATGATGGAATCGAAGCAACTGAGAAAGTACCACTTGATAATATTCAAGCATCAATAGCTTGTTTATGTAAAGATTATGCAGGACTTTACTCAGATACAGCACAAGAGATAAGGAGACAATTCGAAGATGAAAAGTTACATTAGAGCTAATGAGGGATTAAGATTAAAACCTTATAAATGTTCTGCTAATAGGTTAACTATAGGTTATGGTAGAAATCTTGATGATATTGGTATAACTAAAGATGAAGCAGAAATGATGCTTACAAATGATACAGATAGATGCTTATCTGCTCTTTCTGCTATATTTGGAGATAATTTTTTATATAAGTTATCTCATCAACGTAAAGTAGTCTTAGTTGATATGATGTATAATCTTGGTAAGACTAGATTTCTTACATTTAAGAAAATGATTCAAGCAGTAAAAGATAAAGATTTTAATGAAGCCTCAGTACAGTTATTAGATAGTAAATATGCAAGACAACTTCCAGAGAGATCTGAACGTAATGCAGGTATGATGAGAATCTCAGGGAGGAAATAGAATGGCTTTTGACCCTATTACAGCAGGTTTACAAGTAGCAAGTAAGGTTATAGATAAGATATTTCCTGACCCGATTGAAAGAGAAAAGGCTAAACTTCAAATGGCAAAGCTTAATCAGGAAGGCTCGCTTAAAGAAGTTGAAGTTCAAATGAGTGCGATAGTTGCAGAAGCTAAGTCAACAGATCCTTGGACTTCGAGAGCAAGACCATCATTCTTATATGTTATGTATGCTTTGATACTTGCTTCTATTCCAATGGGAATCTTATCTGCCTTTAATCCTAGTGCAGCGGTTCAGATTGCTGCTGGTATGAAAGCATGGTTAGGAAGTATTCCTGATGCTCTCTGGGCAACTTTTGGAATAGGCTATAGTGGATATACAGTCGCAAGATCAGCTTGGGATAAGAAAGTTAAATAACTACATACGAAATTTGAACAAAGGATAGATATGCCTCATATATTAGATCCAAATAAAGAAGGAAGAAAGCAAGAGTTTGATAATATTAATTATGACTATAACTATCCAGGAGATATGAATCTTAAGCCTGGAAGTGAACTTCATGAAAAGATTAAGACAGAAGTCATGAAGAGAGCTCTTGAAGCTACTGGTCCTATGGCTAATAGATTTGACTCATGGAATAAGATTGATGAGACTCTGACTACTTATATTCAGACAGATGATGCAGAAGAAGATATAAAAGAGAAAGATCACAGAAAACCTGTCTCGATTATATATCCTTATTCTTATGCTATTCTTGAGACAATTCTTGGTTATCTTCTTGCAGCCTTCTTTCAGGAACCTGTATTTAGATACGAGGGTGTATCACCTGAGGATACAATGGGAGCTATTATGCTTGAGAAGATAGTTGACCTTCATTGTAATAAGTTTAAGATGGTTCTCAACCTCCATACAATGTTTAGAGATTCTCTGGCATATGGCTTTGGAGTTGTAGCGCCTGAATGGAAAAAGGTAACAGGAAAACGAATCATAACACAGACAATTCCTAGATGGTTTGGCCCTGACGAGAAGAGAAAAGTTCTCAAAGAGGGAATTATTATGGAAGGTAATGCTTTGTCTAATATAGATCCTTATCTGTGTCTTCCAGATCCTAATGTCTCAATAGCAGATATTCAGAAGGGTGAGTTCTTTGGTTGGATAGAACAAACAAATTTCTATGATCTGTTGACAGAAGAACAAAACTCAAATGGAAAGGTCTTTAATGTTGAGTATTTGAAAAGTGCTATTGGTCGGAGAACGTCTATATATGCTGCTGATCAATCAGGCAGGGAAAAGAAAACTGGTAATTCAAAGTTTAATACTAATGCTTCTACTAATCCTTGTGATGTAATAAGAATGTATGTGAAGTTGATTCCAAGGGAGTGGAAGTTAGGAGATAGTAAATATCCAGAGAAATGGTATTTTGCTCTTGGAGCTGATTCAGTTGTTATCGAAGCAAGACCTGTGGGTCTTATTCACAATATGTTTCCGTTAGCAGTTTCAGCCCCAGATTTTGATGGTTATAGTTCAACGCCTGTATCTCGTATGGAGACGCTTTACGGTCTTCAGCATACACTTGACTGGATGTTTAATGCTCATATAGCTAATGTAAGAAAGGTTATAAATGATACGCTTATAGTTGATCCTTATCTAATAAACGTACCTGATCTTGAAGATCCTAGACCAGGCGGTATTGTAAGGACCAGAAGACCTGCATGGGGAAGAGGTGTAAAAGACTCCATTATGCAATTAGCAGTGTCAGATGTTACTAGAGGTCATATAGCAGACACTGGGTTGATTAGGGAAGCAATGGATAAGATTGCTGCAACTGATTCATGGACTATGGGGAGTTTGAGACAGGGTGGTCCTGAGCGTCTAACAGGTAAAGAATTTGAGGGAACTCAGCAGGGTGGCTATACAAGGTTGGAAAGAATAGCAAAGTTGATTGGTGTCCAAGCTATGCAAGATATTGGCTATATGTTTGCTAATCATACTCAGCAGTTCATGACACAAGAGCTCTCACTTACAACCACTGGTAGATGGCAAGAGGTTCTTGCTCAGGAATATGGTGAGAATACTCATATGAAAGCTTCTCCATTTGACGTTCTTATTGATTATGATGTTAAGGTAAGAGATGGTTCTGTACCAGGTAGTAACTCTTCTGGTGTATGGATGCAGATGTGGGAAGCTCTTTCAACCAATCCTGAGCTTCAGCAGAAGTTTGATATTGTAAAGATCTTCAAACATATAGCAAGAAATAGTGGGGCGAAGAATGTTGATGAGTTTATAAAGATTCAGAAACAGCCTACGGAAGATGTGATGAGACAGGCAGAAGCTGGTAATGTTGTACCAGTGGATGAGATCTTAGGAGGAGGACAATAATGGGAGATAAGATTGATGATAATAAACCCTTTTCAACCCCAGCTCAGGTAGAGGACTTTCTAAAGTATTCTCCCATCTGGAAGGATATGGAGAGAGAACTTAAAATCTGGCTGAGTGAGCTTCATATGTTACTTGAGAATCTTGATGGAAATATGTCTCATAGGGAGTTGGATAGATTTGGTGGAAGTGCAGAAGCAGTAAGGAATATGGCAAATTTTCCTGATGTACTCAAAGTAAATGCTGAGAGTGGTAAGAGGAAGAAGAAGGTAAGTAAAAAATAACTATGTTCGATTAATGAACAAAGGGAGGCAAAACGATGGGTGATGAAGATAAAAAAGTTACTGATTTAGAGAAGGAATTAGATGACATTGAGATTGACACACTTTCTGTTTATGAACCTATTGCTGAGGAAGATAAAAATGAAGCTGAGACTGATGTTAAAACAGATCTGGAGGACGCTAATAAATCTGAAGCGTCGGCTAAAGCGGAGGTTCTTGATGAGACGAAGACAGAAGAAGATAATAAAGCTGCTGAAGCGGAGACGGATGAAGATACAAAGAGTAATGAGGACACAAAGAAAACAGAAAAAACTACTGAAAAAGTTGTTGAAACAGAAGCTAAGCCGACTCAAATAGAGTTGCTTATGGCTGAAGTTGAGCGTCTGAGTGGACTGCTTCCTGGTGAAGTTAAAGTTGAGACAGAAGAAGAAAAACCTGTTGCTGATAATGTTATTCCTCTGAAGATTGATGATGATGGAAAGGTTCATGACTTTATCGGAGATATAGATATGGATGATGTTGCTTCTGATCCTGCTGTTCTCAATAAGATCCTTAGTCAGGTTATTAAGAGAGTTCAGCAACAGACAACTGAGCAGGTTCTACTAAGCATCCCTCAGGTGGTAATGTCTCAGGTAAATCAGCAGTCGCATTTTAAAAGAATGGCAGACAAATTCTATGATGATAATAAAGATCTGGTGAATGTAAAGCAGGTTGTAAGAGCATGTGCTCAGCAGATTCAGCTGGCTAATCCTGAATGGGAAGTTGAAAAGGTTTTTGCTGAGACTGCAACTAAGACTCGTGAGACACTTGGAATGTCTGCTCAAAAAGTAGAAAGTGTTGTTAGTGGCAATGGAATACCTTCAGTAGAAGATGTAGCCTTTGGTAAATCTAGTGGAGGTTCAAGATCAAAAACGGAACGTAAAAAATCAGCTCTACAGAAAGAGCTTGATGAAGCTTAAGGGAGGAAGATTATGGGTAATCGAGTAAGTAATTCAGACAAAGACACTCAGCTTGACTTGGAGGGACTGCCAAGACATATCTTGCTGACTACAGCTGCTCCTACATATCAGATGAAAGTGAGTGACAAACTTCTGAGTGTTATATCATCTGCTGGAGATGGTGTGGCTATTGTAACACTTCCATCGGTAGCTGAGGCAGCGGGCATGTCATTCTATGTGGTTGCGCCTACAGGAGCTGCTGGAGGTGATGTATCCTTCTTCGAGAAGGAAACTGCGGCACTAATTGTAACAGATCCTGTCGGACCTTTTAATGCAGATGGAGATTATTCAATCTTCTTCTCAACGGGTACGAGCTGGTTGGTTACAACTGACGGCGTTGCTTAGAATTTAAACCTAGTTAGCGTATATGATGTTGCTAACTGAATAGGAGGAAGATATTATGGGACGATGGATAGATAGATTACGAAGACCGACTGCGGATAATACAGCTAATAGTTGGATATCTCAGGTTGTTGGTAATAAAGATGATGCGGCTGTTGCCTCAGGTTCTGGTGATGGAACTCTGGTGGCTTATGCTAAGGCTCTTCTCGGAATTGGACAGCCTCAGCAACTTCTGGCAGCCACTTATTTTGTTGATGGTAATGTCTCAGTTACTGGTGATGGTTCTATGGGAAGTCCTTTTTCAACCCTTGCTGAGGCTATTGCAGCAAGTAATACCAGTATAGGTCTGACAGCGAATCGTTGGTGGGCAAGACGTAATAGAATTCTTGTCTGTGGTGACCAGGAAATTGAGGAAGATCTTACTGTCTTTCCTGAGAAGTGTGATGTTGTTGGTTGTGGTTTTGATCTTGAGGCTATGCCAAGAATTATTGGGCATCATATTATAGGAGCACAGCCTGCTGGTAAGGCTTATGGAACAAGATTCTATAATTGTGGTTTTATGAATGAGAATGCAGGTGAGCATATTCATCTCTTGTCAGATCATATGTGTGTTGAGTTTCATGAAAGTATCTTCTGGCCATTGGTTACTGGTTCTACTCACTGTATTCGTCTTGCCTCAAGTAATCGTGGTTTTAAGTTAATTAACTCCAGAATATTGACTGTTGCTGGAGGTGGTGCTAATGCTATTTATGCTGAAGCTATTAAGGTTGAGGGAACTAGTCAAATGGATATGATTATAAAGGATAGTTTTATTCATGCGACTGAGGGTATTCATAAAGTAGCTGATACAGGTGGTTATAATTGTGAAATAACTCATAATATTATTCGAGCAACTGCTCTTACAATCAATGATGTTGCAAGCTTAGATGTTGTTACAGATAATCGACTTATTACGGCCGCTGATGATGGAGTAGCTGGAGTAGGTGGTATTGTTTGTAATACCCTTCTGGCTAATGGTAATAAGATTACTTTTGGTACTGGAGGCATAAATGTAGATTATCCAGTAGTTGTTGCAATTGCTTAATCTTTAATCTAACCTGGGAGGCCTTAATGGTCTCCCTATAACAAGGAGAAATAACTATGGCTTTTTTAGGAATGCGTTAACTTAATAACCGGCGCATTTAAAACTAATCTAAAAACGGGGAACCTCTCTTAATTGAGACAATCCCGTGCCAAACCGTTACGGGAGGTGTAGAGACTATGAGCAAAGTAATTGATGAATGGGAACAAGAAAGATTAAGTGATATGATTAATAGTGTAAAAAATCTTAATAAATTTGATTTAATGAGTGCTATTCATTGGATGATTCTAGGAGATGGTAGTTTAACTAAACCTCTAAGAGGTCACAGTAGATTGGAAATATCTCATACAGATCATTTAGATTATTTAGAATGGAAAAAATCTATTATTGAGAATTTGACTGGGGCTGAAATTAAAGATAGGCCTCCTTCAAAAACTGGATATTCAGATAAATGGTCTCAGCGACTTAGATCAAAAACACATCCAGTTTTTACTAAACTAAGAGAACGTCTTTATGGAGTTTTTGGACGAAAAGCTATTGATTTACATTCACTTAAACTTTTAACTCCTATGGGATTAGCCATCTTATATCAAGATGACGGAAGTTATTCCTTTTCTAATACTAGGGGTTATGAAGATAGAAATGTTTTAATACATACACTAGCTTTTGGAGAAATTGAGAATGAGGCTTTAGCTAAAGTAATTATAAAAGCATCAGGTCTTATTTTTCGAGTTAATAGAGTTAAAAAACCTAGTGGTATTAAATATAGATTAAGACTCAGATCTAAAGATATAGATAAGTTCTTTGATTGGATTGAGCCTTATATAGTTCCCTCAATGCTTTATAAGCTTGGAAGAGATAGTGAGTGGGAGTTAAATCCTACTTAGTGAGATAGTCCGTACTCTATAGTGATATAGAGAGCTAAACAGAAATGCTTTAGCCATTCGATAGAATGTAACAAACTAGGGAAATGGTGACTGGACAACAGACCAGCGCCCTAAAAACTGGCGGCAGAAAGTGCTTCAGCTTTATCCAAATGGAGATGCACCACTTACTGCCATACTTTCAATGATGAAGGAAGAATCAACAGATGATCCAGAATATAACTAGAACGTCCACTGGTTACTTCGGGTGAAACCCCGTCGATTAAACGACAGAAATTGCTGGAAACTCCTAAAGCCTATCTTGACCAAAGCGTTAAACTAAGGAGGATGATGATAATGGACAATCAGCATGGAAACGTACTACATGTTATGGATAAATATTTTGAGGTTATGGCATATTCTATAGGTGCAATGACAGGAGATGGAAGTGTAAAAAAATATCTCCGAAAATCTGAAGAGGGAAGAATGTTTACTGTCTATAATGCAAGTATTAGTTCTATGGATGAAGAGTGTGTAGGAAAGGTTTGTTATGAAGTTGATGTATTATTTCATAAGAACTTTAAACCTACTCCTTATGTAAGTCCAAAAGGAACTAAGATGTATAGAATAGGTTTTGGCAGTGAAGAGACTTTTAACTTCTTTAATTACTTTATCAGAGAAAAATTAACAGTACCAGATGAAGTTTTTAGAGTTTCTAGAAAGGCTAAGACAGATTATATAGCAGGTCTTTTTGATACAGATGGATGGATTACATCTCATAATGGTTATTATAGACTTGGCTTTGCCTCAAGACATAGAACATTTGTAGAGGATGTAGCAAGACTCTTAATGAAAACAGGTGTAAAGGTTGGAAAGATTAATGAGGATGTTTCTGGATATGGTACACTCATGTTCAGGATAACTCCGAATCTCAGATCCTTTATAGAGAAAGGTTATTATTTTCATATACAGAGAAAGGCTAAAAGAGTTGAAGAATATATATACTCTATGAAATTAAGTCATAAAATGGTGCGACCTTCAGAGACTATAATGTCGAATCCATGACTATGGATTAAGATATAGTCCAGCAATAAGTGAAAGCTTATTGGTTTAAGGGTGGACAAAAAGCCTGGCAACACAGGCAGCTACTGTTGTAAGTGTATGGAAAACGGCAGATCTTTCAAGTACTGAGTATACTACAACTGGGGCGGCTGGAGATGTCCTCTATGTTAATATTGGTACTGAAGCAGCTTGTAAAGAGTTTCGTGCTGGGCATCAGGTGCTTCTGAGGAATACTGATAACTATGCAGATGATACAAATGCTAAGGTTACCAGTGTAGTTCTCAACGGGGCATCTAGTTACATTGCAGTGAAACTGCTTGAAGCTGATCCGACCACGACTGGTATAGCTGATTGTGATAGGATTCTGATTGTAGGTAATATCAACCCTGAGGGTGGTGCTATGCCGTCAGCGATTGCTTATGATCCATCCAAGCATTACAATTACACTCAGATCTTTCGAACTCCTCTGAGCATAACTCGTACGGCTCGAAAAACCAAACTTCGTACTGGAGATCAGTATAAGGAAGCCAAACGAGAATGTCTTGAACTCCATTCAATTGAGATGGAAAAGGCGTTTCTGTGGGGGATTAGAACTGAGAACACTGGAGATAATGGTAAACCTGAAAGAACAACTGCTGGTCTGGTAAGATCTGTTATTGATAACAGTGGTAACGTTTCTGACTTTACTTCTGATGCAGATTTCACTGATACCTCATGGCTGTCAGGTGGTGAGGAATGGCTGGATATTCAGCTTGAACAAATCTTCCGTTATGGTTCTCAGGATCGTCTGGCCTTTGCAGGCTCGGGTGTTGTTCTGGCAATCAATAAACTCATTAAAGAATACGGTAATTATGAGTTTACATCAAAAACAACTGACTATGGAATTAAGGTCAAAACGTGGAGTACTCCTTTTGGAGACCTTCATATTAAGATTCACCCATTGTTTAGTTATGAAGTAACAAATCGTAACTGTATGGTGGTCTTTGACCCGAAAGATCTTAACTATCGTTATATTGATGATACTAAGTTCTATGCTGATCCCGATAAACAGAATACAGGACGTAATAGAATTGATGGTTCTGACGAGGAATACCTCACTGAGGCTGGCCTTGAATTTCATCACTATGCAAAGACAGGTTATCTTACTGGCTTTGGTTCTGACAACGGCACTCCTTAACGTTAACTTTTAACCTAGAGCAGAGGGGAGACTTCGGTCTCTCCTTTGTTCAAATTTCGGACGGAGATAATCATGACTCTTGTAGAGATTCGAGAACAATTTGTAAAGCTTTCAGGCAGGTATGATCTTGTTGTTGATACAACTGACTGGGCAGATAATGGAGCAGACTTCTTCATTCAAGCTGGTCAGGATTATCTTGATCGTTACTATCATAATCCTAAAGCTAACAATACAATATTTGAAGAGCTCGCTGCAGGAGCATGGTATACTACTTTTGCTAAATGTAGAGCAATAAAAGAGGTCTGGATAAATAATGCTGAGGGAAGATCAGAGTTGACAAAGAAAGATCTGTCATGGCTCTATGAAGAATACTCATCCTTAATAAGTGCTACGGATAGAGGAACTCCTCTTTATTACTGTCCAGCAAGACTCAGATCGACTGAGAATACAGATCAGACATCTCTTGGAGCTTTCTTTAATTATGTCAAAGATGACAGCAATGCACTGAGAGGAATTCTGATTTTTGCCCCACCTGATGAGAAGATAGTTGTTGAGATACAGGGACTGTTTTACTCAGATGCCCTGACGATAGATGCTTCTGAGAGTTATTGGTCTGAGAACTGGCCAGCAATTCTTATCAAAGCAGCTCTTTATCAGGTTGAGGTGTTTAACAGGAATACTGAGGGAATGAAAGATTGGAAGTATGCTATTGAAGATGAACTTCTTGGTCTTGATAAGGATAATATAGAAGAATCAATTTCTGGTGTTAATCAGATTATAGGATAACTGGAGGATAAGATGGGAGATAAGCGAGCACAGATAACTATCAAGGGTGCAAACCCAGAAGCCAAGTTTAAACATCTTGAGGTTATTCTTAAACGTTTGGCAAGACGGATGAATGAGAAGGTTGTAGGAATTATGCCTCCCTCGATTATATTTCAGTATGCTAAAAAGCCAGAGCCTGATGGAGTTCTTCTCAGAGGGATATTTCCTTCAGGAGAGCTGACAAAGATCTGTCTGGCCATTAAGAAGTATAATACTAAGAAGGCAGTTAAGTTCATATGCAATCTTGAGACACGAGTCGGCATCGGAAAGCAATTTGTATTTGAAACGCATAAAGAGCTGTTGACCGAAGATATCAATCTCTCAATAGATGATGTTGGATTCTTTACCCTTCGAATTGATCTGACGTCAGCTGATATTAATGAGAACAGTCCTCCTCTGATAGAAGATATCTGGACAACAGCTCTGTTTCAAGTAAAGCAATCAGATAGTAAAATCAAGACCGTTATGCTTGGGGAGTTAGAGAAGCTGGAGGATCTCAGTGAAAGAATTTAATTACAAGCTGAAAGATACTCTCTTTGAGGGACTCAGGAAGTTTCCTAATAATCCAAGAGAGAACGGCTCTGTAGTAGAATGCCATAATCTTGCACCAGCAGAGAATGGTCTGGAGCTTCATGATTACATATACTCTCTGAATGAGGCTGCCAGCTTTGGCGGTCTGGGAAGTGAGACTGCAGTTGCTACAACCAGAGACATTACTATTAATGTAGCGGATTTTGTGAGTGATGCAGATCTGGCAACTGTGACTGTGTTTATAGATACTGTTAATAAGGGTACTACAGATGCAGATGGACTGATAACCATTACTGATGTTACAGTTGGTAGTCATGCTATTAAGATGACAAAGACTGGTTATGAAGATTCAGATACTGATACTCTTATCAATGACTTCATTATGGTGATATAGATATGGCTTATACTCCCAAGAATAATTTTAACTTTCAGATGAAGAAGACTGGAACTGGTGATGTAGGATTTAAGATGGATCTTCTTGCTGAAACTGTAGATACTTGTAATGATCCAGAATACTATTTCAGAATTAATCCTACTTATGATAGTCTTTATAAAAGTGACTCTAAAGAGATATCAGTAGTTGGAGGAGTAGGAGACTTTAGTTGGTCTATTATAGGTTCAGGTTTTAGTTTAGCCTCTGCTACAACTTCTGCTAGAACTAATACTGTTAGTACAGATGCTACTGTTAGTACTGGAAGTAGTGCAGTTGTTACAGTTGTAGATAGTTGTGGAAATAGCATTAGCAGTAATTTGAAAGTTTGTTATAATCCTTGTGATGATATAACTGATGTATCATGGGATGATGTAGTAAGTCCTGAAACTATATCCCCAGATGACTCAGTAGTAGTAGCTATTGCAGATGGTAAAGCACCTTATAGCTGGAGTGTGGAAGGAACTGGTTTTACCTTTGCTAATGCAACCACAACTGAATTAACAAATACACTAATTACAGATAATATAGCTTGTGGAAGTGGTATAATGACAGTTCTTGATGCTTGTGGAAAAACAACTACAGGTTATATAAGAAGTACAATAGGACAGTGGGTTAATGACTTTTCGATTGAAGCACCCGCAGATATCCCGATACCTGCTGGATGGACTGGGACATCTTGTTCCTCTTATTGTGGAGCAGGTGGAAGTTATTATGGCAATTGGAGAGCTTTTGCAGAAAATTTTGGCTATTTTACTAATATTCATAGATCGAGTAGAAACCCACAACTAACTGGATGGTGCTATTCAGAAGGGTGTGCGGACTTTGCTGGAACTATATATACTTTTGACGATGGTTATCAAGTTACATTAGAAGAATTAATCATACAAGATACAGATCTTGCAGCTTGTCCAAGAGGATGTCTTGGCACTCGTTACAATGTTGGAATAGGTTTTTTCTATGGTCAGAGGTGGAAATGCTAATAAAAAAATTACTCGAGGCTTTCAGTTTTACTTTTGGACAACTTCAAGATATAGTTACCCTAATAAAGAATCTTGAGAAGAATGAAATATCTAATCAAGAATTCATAGCTTATATTAAGAAAGAAAAAGTTCTACGATTAGACAATAAAAGAAAAATAGCGAATATAGAGAAAAGCTCAAAAATCCAATGGGAGAAGAATGCTCTTAAGTGTGTTGAGTGTGGCTCAATAATGAATCTCTTTCCAGTTAACTCTAATAAAGGAGATCAGGTGGAAGGTAATTTTAAATCTCAGTGGTTCTGTCCTAATTGTGGAAATGATAAGTTTAGTAATAAAACAGTTAGGGAAACTATAGTTAAAATAAATAAGGAATAAGAAATGCCAGATACAATAATATCAAGTTGTGGAACATGGGATGTAACGTGGCCTTATCCTCAGGTCTTCTTTGGAAAATACTACACGCTGGCCTTTGCTATCGTAGCAGCCGCTGATGATTGTTCTGCAGGAGTTCCAGCAGCTAACGGAAATCTTGTCATGTATGAACTTGTCAATGATGCTAACACATGGACAGCTACCGCCATGCATGACTTCGGCAGCCCCTCTTATATTGATCAGCTTGATGTAATGGACTTTGGACAATTCTATACAGTCTCTGCATTTGGTTATAACGCAGGCACAGCAGTTCATACAACTGTTAGAAGAAATCCAGGTGTGGCAGCTCCTCTCATTACAGCTCTTGAGTCAACCAAAGCGCCGAGATTTATCTCAGGATGTAATCTTAATGGTCAAGCGGTTATTGGCGGAATCTATTCAACCAACGCAACTTGGAGTGATCTGGGTCTATGTGGAGTAGCTTGGTCAGCCATTGGATATTTTGACTTCCGGCCCTATGATGCTAACAATGTAGCTGGTTATCGTAGGATGCCTTGGGAGAATGGAGGCAAAGGAATTGTTTATAAAGTTAAGCATCTTGGCAAGGGAGTGATAGTATTTGGAGATGGTGGTCAGGCCTTTCTTTATCCTGCTTCAGCACCCGCCGTTACCTTTGGGATGCAACATCTTCCTGGGGCGGGCATCAGAAGTGGGAATCATGTAGCAGGTGATGCAAACACTATCTGTTATATAGATCGTAATTATGATCTCTGGATGATAGGAGCAGACCTTAAGGCTCAGAAACTTGGATACAGAGAATACATGAAGGCAATGGTGACTCATGCTAACCGAACCATCATAAGCTATGTTCCAGCTAAAAAACGATTCTATATATCTAATGGTATTACAGGTTATGTTCTGACAGAACACGGCCTTTATACTACAGATCAAATGGCTACATCAGTTGGAGATTATAAAGGAACTCTCTGTGGCTTCTGGGCAGACGGAGCTGACGTTGAGATCAGACTCAAAACTGACAGACTTGACTTTGGCTCACAAGGGTTGAAGACTCTGGAAGGTCTTGAGTTTGGAGCTGGCTATGTGGCGACAGGTGGTAAGCTCTCAGCCAACATAGAACACATGTATACCTATAACACAGCATCTTTCACAGCTCTCGGATGGATGGATCTTAACCCTCTGGGACAGCTCTCAACACCAGTAACTGCAAGGGAATTCAGACTTGCTCTCAAAGGAACAACATACAAAAGCGCCACTTTTAATCTTGATTCAATAATGGCTAAAGTTAAATTCTGTGATAAAAGGGCAATAAGGGGATTGATGAGATGATAATAAGACTTTCAACAGAACAGATTTCTACACATTGGGAAGCTATTAAGGATATGCTCAGTAAGGCTATTCCTGACATACCAGGACAACTCGCTAATCGAGACAATAACATTCTCCGTTCTCTTACAATTGGAGAGCTTGTATGCTGGGTTGGGTATAAGAAGCTTGCAGAGAAACAGAATGAGATAATATGTATGCTCATTACTCGAATCATCTATGACGATATAACAGGCGTACGAAGCCTTCTCATATATTGTCTGGCCGGATGGGAGACAATGGAATTAGATTTCTATGATGAAGGTCTTAAGACCCTTCTCAATTATAGTAAGGAAGCCGGCTGCTTTCGGATACTCTTTTACTCAGAAGAACCCCGCATTCTGAATGTAACCACAGCTCTTGGTTTTAATGTAGATACCCGATACGGAGTGTACAACATACCTTCGTAATAATTCCGAACGAAGTGTTACATGACTGGTCAACGATACCTCATTAGGACGATCACAGATTTTGTTAATGTTTCTATTTTTTGTTATTAAATATGCTTTTTGTTTAGCTTTAACTCATGAAAATTTCAATAGTTTTTTGCCGTAGGCACCACGGTCTGTGAGTGCCGAAGGCGCGAACAAGGTAGGAAAAGGAATACTATGAGAATATATAATAAGATAGTAATAGATATGAGTACTCTGAAAGTTCTCGAAGAAGACTCATATGAGTATGAAGGAGAAGTTGCTGAGTGTAAGGGTGGTGGAGGAAGCTCTGGTAGTTCTTCTGGTAAGGTTGACTATCCTGAATACATGAAGACAATGCATGGAACTTGGTTGACTGCTGTTGCAGCTGATATAGTGACTGCTACTACTGGAAACAGTCCTTATTATTCTGCTACTGCTTATGATCCTGCTACTCCTCTTGCAGCTATGGATACTGCAGTGTGTGCTTTCAATACAGTTGTAGATGCATTGAGTAATGAGAGTGACTGGGATTCTGCTATGACTCAGGCAAAGACAACTGTAGATGCTCTGATTAGTGAGACTTACATAACCGCTGATATTGCAGCCTTTGCAGATGTTCTTGATGATCAAGTTGATAATGTTACTATACCGAAGTTTCAGCGTGGTATGCAAGATATCAATGCAGTTCAGTCTTCAGCCTTTGCTCTTGGAGAAGCTTTGATCTATGGAATGAGAGACAGAGATGTAGCTAAATATACATCCGATCTTAGATTGAAGTCTTCTTTGCAGAGAAATGAGATGATAATACAATCTGCAGCAACAATGCTTCAGGCTCTACTTACTCGAGCTGAGCTTGAGAAGGCTGTAGCTCATTATTCTCTTGAATATAATCGTATGTTTATTGCTGCTACAAAAGATCAGGAAGATCGAGATCTTCAATTAGATGAACTTGATGCTAAGTGGGATCTTGAGATGTATCAATATGGAGGTAATATGATGGCATCTATTGCAGGTGCTGCTACAAGTCAGGGAGCAGATGCTCCTAGTCAATCATCTTCTGCTATTGGTGGAGCTCTGTCAGGAGCTGCAGCAGGTGCTATGATAGGCTCAAAAATAGGGGCTATTGGAGGTCCTATGGGAGCAGGTATGGGGGCAGCTTTAGGAATTTTCTCGTCTTTCTTATAATATAAAGGAGGTTTTAAAATGGCTGATGGTAAATGGGGAGGTCTTTGGGGAGCTCTCGGTGGTGATGAAACTATAAATGGTGATGTTGTTAAAGGTGCTCCAGAGCAACTATCTATTGGTCTAGATATGCTTGGTCAGGGATTTGATCCAAAGAATGTAGCGGCTGGAATTGGAACAGATCTTGGTAAGAGTCAACTTGCGGCAAAGGCTGAGACAGCTGGACAGACACGCTCAAATGATATGTTTCAGCAGCTTCTGAAAGCTATGACTCCTGGAGATAAACCAGGACCTACCAAACTTACAACTTCTATAGGTAAAGATGGTACAGGAATTGATTATAGTCTTACAGGATTAGCGGGAATGGATCAGCCAGTGAAGGCTCCAAATGTAAGTTCAGGAGTTGAGACACCTAAGATTCTTACTGCTGATGACTTTATGAAAGATTTTGGAGGAGGAAATATCTAATGGATGCTACATCTTTTTTAGAAAATCCTAAACCAGCAGCCCCTGTTGATCTCTCTGGATTATCTCCTGAGGAAATCAGAGGAGTATCTGGAAGTAGAATAGCTCGTGATCAAGGCATACAAAGAATGATGGAAATGCTGGCAGGTCAGGCAGGAAGAGAATCGACTATAGCTGCTCAGAAAGCCTCGGCAGGCTTGGCAAGAGCTAGACAGAAAGAGATTGAAAATCCTGAGATGTCTGAGATAACTGATCCAGTAACTAAGAAGACTTATAAAGTCAAACGAGCAGATATTACTAGTAGTCTTAAAGATATGGCTAATATAGAACGATTAGCTAAAGCCGGAGAACTTGATGATGAGAGGTTGAGTCAGCTAAAAAATACTATTCCTACAATGATAAATGGAAAGAGTTATAATCTCTCAACAGCTAATTATATTGCTATTACTAAATCTATAGCTGATGGAAAAGTAGCTGAGCAGAAACAAACTTCTATAGATAATCTTGCAGGACTAACTTTTAAACAGATGACAGATCCAGATCATATACAAGATCTTATGACAGCTAATCCAAATGCTTTTACTGCTTATATTAATAGTAGACGAGAAGGTCTTACACCTGGTGAGGAAGCTCGTTTTACTGGAATGGAATATAATCTTGGTCAGAAACTTTTTGGAACTGAAGCTTCGAAAGAGAATCCAGATGATTCAGATATTGCTTCTTATAATGCTATAGGTAGATCTCTTAAATCTCACTACGGTGCATTGAAAGTTCCTAAGACTAAGAAGTTTATGGGTATTGATAGATTATCTTCAGATCAGACTCAGGCTGTCTCAGTACCTCTTCCTCCTGGATATACAATGGAGGATGTTTATAGGGCTGCCAGATTAAAAAAGGTTCGTGTTCAAGATGAATTACTCAGAATCTATAATAACAATAAGGGAGTATCTAAATGAACGACCAAGAGTTCTTAGATAATTATAATAAAGCTACTGGTATAACTACAGATATTATTCCTCAGACACAAACTCTTCAGGCTCCTCAGACTTCTGTAGATTTGTCTATTACTGCAGAGGATAAACAGTTCCTCTCTGATTATGATCAAGCTATAGCTGGTACTGGAATTGAAACTCCTGCTCCTATTCCTGAATCTAAGTTGACTCCTGAGACAGTTCTAAACAAAGAGATGTCTCGATACACTGATCCTATGAACGCTGGAATAGAAGCTGCTACTCATCTTGGAGTTGGAGTTCTTGCATATTTTCCATCTCTTGCTGCAGGTGCTGGACAGTTTATTCATGATAAGAGTATAAATGTTATGACAAGCATGTCTGAAGCTTTTCAGATAGACAAGAAACAAGCTCTTCAGAAGAAACTCTCTAAAGCTAAATCACTTCCTGAGTATCAAGATATCTATAATGCAGATAGGTATGAGAAGGCTAAGCGTGAACTAACATTAGAGCAGATGAAGAAAACTCCTGAACAGATTAGAGCTAATATAGATGATGCAATGAGTTTAATTTCTGAGATGACTGTTGGTCAGTTAGAAGAACCTAAATATAAGTCAACTAAAGATGCTCTTAAGCTTGCAGATTTAGCACTATCTGAAGTTCTTTTATACTATCCAGCAAAGGCTGATAAATGGCTAACTGAGAAAGGTTTTCCGAATGCTGGCTGGATGTTTAAGTCAGCTGGTGAACTTACTATGTTTAAGATGATGCATTCTTCTGGTAAGGAAGTTAAAACTACAGTAAATAACTATATGAAATTCTTAGAGGATATTAGACCTGAGCTTTATAAACCAGATATATCTATTGAGAAAATAGAGAGTAGGACTAATGAGTACTTTGATTCTATTGATAAACCTGAAGGAAAAGCTTTTAAGAGACCTACAATAAGTCAGATGAAGAAAGCGCATCAGTATGCACGTGATCTTAAAATGTCTGAGGAAGTTAGAAGAAATCTTGCTGAAGAAATTACTGGTGTAAGAACCATGAAAAAGATGAATCGTGATACAGCAAAGCAATTCTTAGATAGACTTAGAGAAATGAAGAAAGATGGTAAAAAACCTGTTGAGACTACTAAACTAAAATCTAGATCAGAACTTCCTGAGGGAGAAGAATCAGATCTGGATATCCCTTATAGAGATCAGCCTGGTGGAAGAGTTCAGCCTATGGAAAGTATTCCTCCAGCAGATGTTCCTAAGACTATTCGTATGATGGGTTTAGATAAAGAAGGAATAGGTCTTGATTATATAAGAGATCTTTCAAAAGAAACTCAGGCTATTGCTTTAAATAAAGCTCCTGTTAAAAAGGGTATGGTAACTGTTTATCGTGCAGGACAGAGTGAGATTAGACAAGGTGATTTTGTTACCTTCTCAAAAGAATCAGCTAAGAAATACTTAGAAGGTGCTGGAAAAGAGGCAAAACTCTATACAAAAGAGATACCTACTAATGAATTATATTCACCTAATCCTAATGAAGCATTATGGTTACCAAGAGAGATAGAGAAGTCTACTAAGCCAGTACCTGCTGAACTCAAGACAGATGTAGCTTCTGAGTCAGTGGGTACTGAGGCTAAAGGAAAAGGAGAGCCTGATAGAAGTGCAGAAGTAAAGAGATGGGTTGCTGAGCAGGCAGAGAAAGAACCTACTCATGAAGTAGAAGCACGTTCATTATTTGTAGCAAGAGTAAAACAACTTGCTGATCTTACTAGTGAACAAGTTCAGGATCTTTTTTTACGTGATGAGTTTACAGAGACTATAATGTCTAGAATAGATGAGGCATTTAGAAGAGGTGCAGGTAATAAGGAGATAACAGCTGAAGCAAGAAGGGTTGCTGATGAGGTTATAAAGCGTCTTGGAAAAGAGAAACCTGTAAAATTAGCTAAGTCTGTTGAGATAAAAGAAGTAGAACCTGTTGAGCCTACCAAGCCCCAACCATCTAAACCTATCATCTCTGAGTCTATCCAGCAAGTAATCTCTGACGACATCATAATCGCTGAGGATATGGGTATCTATGCTAATGTTAAAGATATCATCACAGGAAAGAAAAGAATTGGAGTTGATAAGATCTTAACAGAGCTCAAAAAGAGTCCTGATTATGTTCAAGATATGAAGGACTTCGGTTATAGTGATCCTGATATCAGATCTGCTATTCGTGCTATCAAAGCTGAGGGTGGAAATAAGACAGCGTTGAAGCATATAGAGAATGAGCTTAAGGCTGAGACAGAAGCTGTCGAGAGAATTAAGACAGAGAAAAAAGCTAAGGTTGCTGAGCCTGTTAAACCTGCTCCTGAATCTCTTCCTCAACCTAAGCGAGTCGATCCTGAGACAGGTCGTAAGCCTGGGGTTAAAGAAGACCTAACCAGAAAACCAACAGAACCTGATGAGGTTGTTGAGGCCTACCTTGCTTCTCGAAAGCCAATAACTAAAGATGGTAAGGTGGTTAAAACAAAAGCTATTGCAAAACAACAAGTTGCTGAGATGGGTATGCAAGGAGAACTGGTTAAAAACACTGACGGGGAAGGCTGGGTAGTCGAAAAAGCAAAAACAAAAAAAACAAAAGCACAGTTAAAAAAAGAAAGAGAGTTGGAACAAAAACAGTGGGAGGAGATTCTCAAAGATGAGGAGCTTGGAGATCTTGAGGATCAGTTTGGTGAGCGGGTTGATGTAGATGTTGATAAGGTGGGAGGTGACAGGAGCTTTCCTTTTAATGAAAAAGGCTATATTGAGCTTGATACTAAACTCATAAAGGATATAAAGGATAGGATCAAAAAGGGATTCTTTTCTCGAAACAGAGCTATTAAGGAACTCCGTGTACGAGGAGCTACTGATAAGGATATTCTTAAAGTATTCTCTGATGCCTCTGTCCGTATTTTGAACGAAGGTAAGGAATCTAAATGGTTGAAGAAAGGACAAGATCCTCTAGCACTTCTTAAACGCAGAAAACTTCCTGGAAAGGAGAAGGGAAAGGCTCCTGCTGTTACTCGTGGTGAAGCTCATATGATAGCTACTATAAATGATATGCCTGTAAGGCTGACATCTGAACATCTCTCATGGGAGAATGCTATTAGGACATTTGAGAAACTTCCTCCTGCCGTAAAGGAGACATTTTATAGAACTGTTAAGGAGGGAGAGAGTTTAGCATTTGATCATCTTCGTGAGATTCTTAAACGTTCAAAGAAGATCAGGAATTCTGTACCTTACATAAGCCATAAGCGAATTGGGATTCATGCTATTGCTAAACAACCTGATGGTCTTGAAGTTCTTGCTCAGCAGGGAATAACAAAGATACCTAAGCTGAGACCTAAGGAAATCAAGGCATATGAATCTTTAAGAGCTATTTATGATGAGTTGTTTCCTCTTATTAATAAAGCAAGAGAAGCTGCGGGTGAGAAACCTTTTCCAAAGATGGAGAATTACTTTACCTGGGTACAGGATCTTATGCAGATTGAGAAAGTAAAAGATGGAAGTCTGTTTAGTGATACTAGGACTATTGAGAGTAAGATGGCGGAGCATAAAAGAGTTCCAAGCTTTCGCTTTGCCAAATTCAGAGCAGGTCCTGAAAAAGCACGTAGGCTAAGTCTTAATCCTTTCTCTGTCATGGATGGATATGCTAAGTCAGCTACTCATTATATTGAGATGGGACCCAGGCTAGCTAAGCTTAATGAACTCATGACAGAGAAATTTGGTATGGCAAAGAATGCTCCTAATGCTTATAACTTTATGAGACACTGGTTGGATTATCAAGCTGGTAAGATTCCTGCATGGGATATAGCTAATCCAAAAACCAGACGAGCTATGCAGGTTCTCAATGGTAATGTTGTTTATTCTCTTCTTGCTTACAACGTGCGATCAGCTCTGATACAGCCTGCCGCTTTGGCTAGCTCATATACTGTGCTTGGTGAATACTATATGGCAAAAGGTATTGCTCAGATTATAAGACCTGCTAAGTGGAAGATGGCAGGAAAGCTCTCTAATGTTCTTAATACAAGATCTCCTGAAGTAGCCCTATATGAAGCTATGCATATGGGAAAGAAACTTCCAGGTCAGGTTAAGCAGAAGATTGCTCAGGTTGGTACAGCTCCTTTGGCTGTTCTTGATAGTATAGCTGCTAGAATTACTTGGCTTGGTGCGTTTGAGAAGGCCACAAAGAGTATGAAGCTTGGAAAGAGGGAAGCTATAAACTATGCAGATGATATTGTTACAAGAACTCAGGCTTCTGCAGCTAAGAGTGATGTAGCTCCAATACAGAGAACTCAAATAGGAAAGACGATTACATCTCTCCAAACCTTTGTAATCAATCACTGGGGCTTTCTAACTAAAGATGTTATGGGAATTAAGAATGCTGACATAAAGAATCCTACAAGAGTTAAAAATGTTATTAGGTTTGTTCTGGCCACAACAGCTGTTAATGCTTTCTATGAGGATGTTCTTAAAATGAACTCTCCTAATCCAACTCCTATTAGAGCTTATCAAGAGAAGTTTGAGGAGACTGAAGATTCTGCTAAAGCCTTTGCAGCAAGTCTAAAAGAGATTGCTGAATATATACCTATATTTGGCGGGCGTCTAAGATATGGAAGTGAGATAGGTGGACCTGTTATGACTGAGGCTCTTAAACTTATCGGTAAGGGAGATATGCAAGCAGCGATAAAACTTCTAGGTGTATCTGGTTCTAATCAGTTCTTTAAAATGCTGAGAGCTAAAGAACGTGGTGGATCAGGAGCTGATATAGCTCTTGGAAGATATGTAGAACCTCCAAAGAAGAAATCTACATCTCTGACTTCTGGCTTTGGAGGTTCTGGGGGATTGTCTGGTAAGATTAAAGATGATTAAAGTCCCATTTCTTTCAGCTTATAATAACATCTCCTGGTTGCCTTAACATCTACAAGGGCATCATGAGCACCTTCAAACTCTTCATTAAACAGAAAGCTATATAGCTCTGTAAGCTTAGGCCACTTATATTTTCCATAGCGTCCAGGAAGCTTACAGAGCTCAGTTGTTGATTTCATGGTGCAGAAGAGAGGAAGTTTCTTTATTAATCTATCAAACTCCTTTTGTTGTCGTCTAAATAACATCTGGGATACAAAGTCAAGATCAAAGAATATGTTATGAGCTACCAAAGTCAACTCAGGTATTGGAGTTATCATATTAAGTAGAAGATTTGATATAAGAGCTTCAGATATTCCTCTCTTATTACACTCCTCAACTGATATCTCATGAACCTTCTGAGCATGAGGATTACACACTCTATCTCCTGCATAGATCAATGAGCTGAACTCAGTATAGATTCTATCTTTATCACTCACGATAAAAGCTAACTGCATAATCCATGACTGATCTGGATGATCAGGTGCAAGATCTTTCTTTAAGAATCCACTCGTCTCAGTATCAAAAAAGAATTCCATTACTCTTCCCCCTCTTCAAATGTTCTTATTATAAGATTAGACTCTCCTATCAGCCACTTAGATAACTCATCATAAGGTATGAGCTCTGTACATACAATCTCATCTATACCTGCATTAATTATCTTCTTAAGACAATCTTTACAGGGGATACAAGCGTTAAGGTAAAGAGTGGCTCCGATTGTAACAACTCCCTCTCTTGCAGCATTGGTAATACAGTTGTCCTCGGCATGAGCTGCTGGACAGATATGTAATCCCTCTCCTGACTTATATCCTAATCTCTGTCTGGGACACATATTAGAATCTCCAAACAACAACTTAGGAGCATCTTTGAGAAGCCTGAAAAGATTAACATCTTTCTTCTCCCTCTCTCCTCCACAATGAGATACACCTCTTGGAGGCCCATTATATCCAGTGGCCAGAATAGTATTATCACGAACTAGTACTGAACCTATCTTACGTGAGGGAC